GCTGCCGGTCTTATGGGAATATTCAAAAAGTATTTTCCAGATATGGCTACAGCAAATCGTTATGCTAGACAGCCAGAAAAGATTGCTAACCGTGTATACGCAAGTCGTATGGGTAATGGTCCAGAAAGTAGCGGTGATGGCTGGCGTTATCGTGGTCGCGGAGCATTACAGTTGACTGGCAAAGATAACTACGCAGCATTCGCAAAGTATTGTAATCGTCCCGATGTGATGAGCAATCCAGACATTGTTGCTACTGAGTTAGCATTTGAGAGTGCGATGTTTTTCTTTGAAAGAAATAAGTTATGGGCTATTTGCGATCAAGGTATTACTGACAGTGCAATATTATCATTGACTAAAAAGATCAATGGTGGCACACATGGTCTTGCTGATCGTAGCGAGAAAACAAAAAAATACTTTATGTGGACAGCGGGGGCAGCACCCGTAGTGGCAGTTTCAGCAGTTCAAGCAACAGCACCAAGTGCCCCTGCTATGACTGTAACACCAGACATGCAACTTAGCCCACATTTCAAACTAAATGAGTTTACAAAAAGTGAAACAGCAATCAGAAAACGTATTGACAACACACCAGGACCAAAACATGCAAAAAATCTCAAACTTGTCTGTGAAAAAATACTTGAGCCAGTTCGCAATCATTTTGGCAAGCCTGTTCGTATTAATAGTGGCTATCGTGGTCCCGCTCTTAACGCAGCCGTCGGCGGAAGCAGCAAGTCTCAGCATTGCAATGGACAGGCAGTAGATTTTGAAATAGATGGATTACCAAATCCAGAACTAGCACGTTGGGTAAGTGAGAACTGTGAGTTTGATCAAATCATACTTGAATTTTATGATCCAAAAGAAGGGCCTAACAGTGGTTGGGTACACGCAAGTTACAGTGAAGGGGCTAATCGCAAGCAAAAACTTACTGCTGTAACTGAAGGCGGTAAAACTGTTTACAAGCCAGGCTTTCTGGCATAACGGAGAAAAAAATGTTAGATTCAACAAAAAATGAATTACTTACTTTAAGTTCTAGCGAACATAAAGGACATAAAAACTTTGCTTTGGAATTACAAAGCATTCATAATAATTTTTTACAAAATACCCATAAAATGGCATATGCTTCAAATTTGCAAGATTTTGAAAATAAGGTCATAAAGGAAAAAATACCAGCTAATGACAAAAATTTGTTTTTAAGATTATGTAGAGAAATGAAAGCAAATATATAATATTATTATGCAGGGCAATACATCGGCACTAATAAAAAGTCCATATACTAAAACAGTATTCAAAACTGATCAAGAATTAGAGGATTTTGTAAAGTGTTGTGATTCCGACACAGGTTATCTATATTTTATGGATAACTTTTTTTATATACAGCATCCTACTAGAGGTAGTATGCTGTATCATCCTTATAAGTATCAAGAAAGATTGATAGATACTTATCACAAATACAGATATAGTATTGCACTGATGCCACGCCAAAGTGGTAAAACTACAAGTGCTGCAGGATATCTATTATGGTATGCTATGTTTGTACCGGATAGCACAATATTGATTGCTGCACACAAGTATGCAGGTGCGCAAGAAATCATGCAGCGTATTCGCTATGCTTATGAAAACTGTCCTATGTATATCAAGGCAGGCGCAGCGACATATAATAAAGGAAGTTTGTTCTTTGATAATGGTAGCCGTATCGTATCAGCCACGACAACTGAAAATACTGGTCGTGGTATGTCTATCTCATTGCTATATCTTGACGAGTTCGCATTCGTAAGACCAACAATTGCAGAACAGTTCTGGACTTCTATCACACCTACTCTAGCAACTGGTGGTAAGGCTATCATTACATCAACTCCAAACAGTGACGAAGATCAGTTTGCATTGATATGGAAAGGTGCTAACAAAACTGAAGATGAGTTTGGTAACAAAACAGATGTAGGCAAAAACGGTTTCAAAGCTTATAGATCATATTGGAATGAACAGCCCGGTCGTGATGAGAAGTGGGCTGAAGAAATGAAGAATCAGTTAGGACTTGATCGTTTCAATCGTGAAATTGGTTGCGAATTTATTATCGCTGATGAAACACTAATCAATCCTAATACACTAATTATGCTAGAGGGACAGGAGCCAATAGATCGCATGGGACAAGTTCGCTGGTATAAAAAGCCGACCAAAGGAAATATTTATGTAGTAGGACTAGATCCGAGCCTCGGAACAGGGAGTGACCCTGCCGCCATACAGATATTTGAAGCCAACACTACAGAGCAGATCGGAGAATGGAAACACAATAAAACTGAAATTCCTCAACAGATAAAACTTCTTGCTGATATAAACAAATATATTGTAGAATGTACAGGGGAACCTAATAACATTTATTATAGTTTAGAAAATAATAGTATAGGGGAAGCCGCACTAATTTCACTAAATGAATTTGGAGAAATAAACATTCCGGGTATTTTCTTTAGTGAGAGTGGAAAGAAACGTAAGGGCTTCAATACAACTCACAAAGTAAAACTTACCGCTTGTGCTAAATTCAAAACACTACTTGAAACTAAAAAGATGAAACTACATAGTCGTTCTCTAATAAGTGAATTGAAAACCTTTGTAGCATTAGGTGGAAGTTACAGTGCGAAGATTGGGGAAACAGATGATTTGGTTATGGCTACACTATTAGTAGTGCGTATGTTACAGCAATTAACAGATTTTCACTATGATTTGGAAACGCAAATGCGCGACCATGAAGAATTGATACAACCATTGCCCTTTTTTGCCGTCTTGAGTTAGAATTATGAATAAATACACTTATGCCTGTAAGTAAAGAAAGTATCAATAAAAGCGTGTATGACCTATTGCGTAGCAGAGGTTTTGATCCAGTACCATTGGATAGTACAGGTAAACAAGATATTGATATAGAAGAAGCAGATATCTTTAGATTTGATTTCAAACAAGATGATGACAGTTTAGGTACAGGTTGGGTAACTGTTGAAGGCAAAGAATTAGTTTTTTACATAGATGACAGTCTAGCAGGACAGGACAGTTTCCTAAACTTTTTACAATTTGTAAAACGCTGGAGTCAGCGTAAACTATTAGGATTTAATATAACTAACAAAGATCGACTATCCAGCGATATGAAAAAGAGGACGAGTATGAAAAAGAAAGAACAACTAGGGGAAGGGTATTACCCAATGGGTAAAAAGGCAAGTTATAACGATAGCGTGCCTACTGTAAAAATCTTATTGCAACATACTCGCCAAATTGAAGAAGGCGAACAACGCTTCCGTAATATTGCCAAAATTTTTGTTGAAAGTTTGAATGGTGAGAGATTTTTATTGCCAACAACTCGTCCCGGTCTAGCAAGAGTCTATGCCCGCCACGTAGCAGAAGGTGGAACACCTTATGATGATAAGGGTAAGCATATTACTTCATTAGTTGAAGAGTATACCAAAATGGCTGGATTTGTTCGTGCCACACGTAATGGACAGTTCAATGAATCAGCACAAAGATTAGTCACTGAAGGTATCAACCATTATCAAAAGTTACGTGAAACACTAACACGTATGACTAGCCGTAGAGGTTACAATACATATTTTGAAAGTTATAGTCCTGTACTAAATGAAGAATCAACAGAAGAAACAAATCTAAACGAATTGTTTGTGCAAGAAACATTAGACCCACGTATTGAAAGTGTAATGCCAATTCTAAACAGATTATCAAAGAATATTACAGAAATGTCAGCAGTAAAAGAATTAGAAGAATGGGCTGAATCAATTACAGAAGTAGAAGATGAAACAACTAAAACACTAGCAGAACCTGCCACAGATATGTTGGATGAAGCACCAGGGGCAGAAACACTAGCGCATAATGATTCAACAGAAAAATCAAATCTCAAAGCATTTGATTTAGCAGAAAAATCAACACGTATGGGAAGAAATAAACAAAAAACTTCTACTGAGGTAAAACCAAAAGCAGGTGCAACAGCATTAGATAAAGCAAAGCAAGTAGCAAAAGACACAGAAGAAAATAATCCATTTTTCAAAAAGTGGGATTCAAATGATTACGAAAAATACGGTAAAATAGCAAAACCAATTATTGGTATAGCAGAAGGTCCAGCAGATCAACCAGTAGAACCAGACATGGATAGTGATGACAAACGCTGGGATGATGCTGAACCAGGTGAAGAAGTAGATGAAGGTCATGCATATTCGGATCGTCCATATGTTTGTGTACACGCTGAGAAAGGTAAATGCGAAGTACACGCTGATTCAAGTTATGCCGCAGTGAAAAAGGCTGCACAAAAATGGGGCTTGAAATCAACAGCAGGTATTGACGCACACTTAGCAGATGTTGAACACAAATCAGTTGATGAAGATTTAGGTCCAGAACAAAAGAAAGTTGGTCAATTAGGCCCAACTGAACCAGTAGGTAAAAATGAAAAAAATCTACGTGGTAAATTAGTTGGTGCAAGCGAAAGTGTTGAATTGGATACCTTGAAAACACTTTCGGGAATAAAGTAATATTTTTTACACACACTACGGTCATATATAATATTGACACACGTTGATATTCGTGTAGAATATCAGTATGTGTCAAGTTGTCTCCGACAACTAACACAAAACACATTTAGGCTCATATTAGGCACAACATAAAGGAGATACATATATGGCAAGTCTAGCAGACATTCGTGCGCGTATTGCCGCACAAGAAAGTAAAAAGTCAGGTCAGGGTCAACGTACCCAATCAGATAACGCAATCTACCCACACTGGAATATGGAAGAAGGCACTACTGCCACTATCCGTTTTCTTCCAGATAAGGATGAGAAGAATACATTCTTTTGGGTAGAGCGTCAGATCATCAAGTTACCATTCAATGGCGTCAAGGGTGATCCAAACCACAAGCAAGTAGTTGTACAGGTCCCATGCGTAGAAATGTATGGCGATAACTGTCCTATCTTGGCAGAAGTTCGTCCATGGTACAAAGACGATACTCTCAAAGAAATGGCTAACAAGTATTGG